GAATCCTAATATGGAATTGTTATTTGGTGGTCCTGAACTACGTAGTTTTGGTTTTACATTTAAGTTCTCACCAAGGAATGCACAAGAAGCAAAAATACTAATCGATATTATTAGATTCTTCAAGCAAGGAATGGCTCCTCAGAAACATTCTAATGGATTATTTTTAAAAACACCACGCACATGGATGCTTCAATATCTTCATGAAGGTAGAGAGCATAAGTTCCTCAACAAGTTTAAGGAATGTGCATTACAATCCTTTAGTGTTAACTATACACCTGATGGAAACTACTCTACATTTAGAGATGGTGTAATGACAGCATACGAATTAACAATGACTTATGGAGAACTAGAACCAGTATTCTCTACTGATTATGATGACTCACAAAGCATAGGTTTCTAAGATGAAAAAGTATTTCAGATACGTTCCTGATTTTGATTATGTAAGTAGACTTCCTGAGTCTAAAATATCTGACTATGTTAAAGTAAAAAACCTTTTTAAGAAAGGAAAACTTAGAGATGACATCTTCCAAGATGTAACAGTCTTTACTAAGTATCAAATCGTGGGAGATGCTAGACCAGATAATGTAGCATATGATGTCTATAATAATGCAGACTTAGATTGGGTTATATTACTATCAAATAATATAGTTAATATACAAACAGAATGGCCTCTACCTCAAAATGATTTTGATAAAATACTTCTAGAGAAGTATAAGACATATGAAAATCTATATGCTGGCATACATCACCATGAAACAACTGAAGTAACTAACAGTCAGGGTGTTGTTATAGTACCTGCAGGATTGCATGTATCATCTAACTATAAAACTGAATATTATGACTTCTATCAAGACTCATTAGTAACAGTACAAGATGCTGTTAAACCAGTAACAAACTATGAGTTTGAAGAAGCGAAAGAAAATGACAAAAGAAATATCTTTATACTTAAGGATAGATATCTAGGAATAATTTTAGATGATATGCAAGATGTCATGCCATATAAAAATGGTTCCACTCAGTATGTGAGTGAAACCATTAAGAGAGGAGAAAATATTAGACTTTACTAGTTACTCCTCTGCGAGTTTCTGAAAATAACTTAGAGCATCATCTTCATCTGAACTAGCAGATGCTACAGGTGCAGCAGCGACTGGTTCTTTACGAGCATTGAAGTCAGGTGAATAAGAACCACGATTGTTGTCCTCATTTGATACCTCTTCATCAAATGCACGGCGAGCAGGTTGCTTATGTCCTAGAACATAATCCAAACGCTTCTTCAGGTCATCATATGACTTGAATTGGTCTGGTGCAGTTACAGCAGCAAGTGAATACTGCTTCTTCCACAATGCCTCTAGTGCATCGTCATCATCTAGTACAGGAGATACTTTATCAAACTCTGACTTGTCATAGTTCCAGTAACCATCCTTCTTCACAATCTTCAACTTGAAGTTAGCACCTTGCCAGAAGTCAAAAGGATTGATTGGAGTTTCATCCTCAAACTCAGGCTGCATTGCTTCCATAATCTTATCAAAGATCTTCTTACCAAACTTGTAGAGGAATACTCCACCCTCGTTCTGAGGATTAGTAGGATCTTTTACAACATAGATGTTTGCATAGTAAGAAAGCTTACGCTTTTGCTTACGAACAGTATCCTTATCAGATTCATTACCACTGTTCCAGAGTTCACGATTGTGCTCTGATACAGGATCCTTGCCACCAGTTGTGGTCAAAGAGTTTTCAATATACCAACCACCTGGTCCTTGAAATGCATGTGAATACACTTTTGCCCAAGGGATATCTTCCCCTTCTGGTGCTGGTAAGAAACGGAGAACGGCATAACCGTTTCCTGTTTTATCCACTTCAGGTTTCCATAGACGATCATCGCCTGATCCACCTTGAGTGTTCATCTTCTCCACTTCTTTAACTAATTTCTGAGTTAGAGATCCTAGAGAGGACTGCTTTTTTAGGTCGTTAAATGACATTTAGATTTGTTTTTAGATTTGGCTTTTAAGTACTCTACTATCATATCAAGATTCAGATTCTTTGTCAATCTGATCTTTCATAACCTTAACCATTTTATTCATATTATCCCAAACAGTATTCATATCAGTTCCTTTTGGAAGACCCATCATGACTGCAGACTCTGCAATATCTTGCTTCATCTTTTTTGCATCAGGATCATCAGAAAGACACAGACGAGTATACATTACTCTCTGTTTGTCAATAAGTTTTTCTAAAATCTCAACATGATATGCTTTGTCTTCATTAGTCATGAACTGAAATTTGAAGACATTACTATAGATCTCCTCTTGGAGTTCATTTATTTGTGCCATTTCAGCACGTACAACATCGGATTTAAAAAAACTCATAGTACCACTTGTTTTAGGATTTTTTTATAGCGGAATACATCTATATTTAGGAAAGGTTTATATTTTTTTATTTTCAGACTGACGGTTTCCCACACAGGATCACTCAATCTCTTGTCCCACTCTTCCCTGTACCCAAGTATCCTATCACATATTACCATAGTTTCAAGTGAGGTATCCCCACCAAGATAACTTTTTAATATAGGTGGATGTCCTTTAGAACAATCAAATACATCATCAACTTTCTGATCTTCAAAGATACTCTCTGCTTCTTGCTTAAAATTATAAGACAATGATTCTACTTTCTTTTTCCAATCAACATATCTTGCCTCTCCATTCTTTATCATATCACCAATCCACATTGTACCTGGATCAGTACTACTTACAAAGTTAGATACAAAGAACTCTTCCACTTCCTTATCACTTTTCTTTCTTGCAAACTTCTCAAACCAGAACCTATCCTTTCTCTTATAGAAAGCTTGATGAGTTGCTCTAGTCTTACCACCATACTTATGATAATCGTAATGTTCTTTAGTAAAGTGATTCTTTAGAGAGAGATAACAACGGTAGGCATCAAAGGGCATCATAAAGGTTGTTGACTGGAACTAGTAATTTTAATATTAAAACTTATACTAACTCTATCATCATCTGTAGTATTTGTATCTACTCTATGTTTAATATATGAAGGCCATAAAACTAATCTTCCCTGCTCCAATACAACTTTCTGATCTCTAGAGGTCATATACATAATAAAATTATTAGATAACATACGCAATGGATTGGTTAATACCAGATTGCCATCATGACCATTAGTCTGTAAGTAATAAACACCAGATATATCTGATCCATTATGATCATGTTCATGAGCATACTTACCCTTTGTAGTTTTAGTAAACCATGAAGCAGTTACAGCATATCGATACTCAAGTTTACCAAGATCATAAGGTGGTGCATCACCCCTATCTGCTCTTGGTCGAAATTGTTCATACACATTCATAATATAATTTTCTAAAACTCTATTTAAAAAACCTAAAAAATTAGTACAGTTATATTCAAAAAGAGTACAACAACCAAAAGGATTCGGACTCAATTCATGAGTATCTGCACTCCAATCTGGATTCTGCGAAAACTCTAATTGATTATAGGTATCGAATAGTTCTTTTTGAATCTTATCATACTCTTCACCTTCTGCTTTTTCTGAATGAAGAGGTATAGAAAACCAACCTTCTGTACTCATTACTCATCCTCCTCTTCTACACCTTCTAAGTCCTCAATCCAGTCTACAGGAACTTCATGCTCTCCTATCCTATAGGTATGACCCTTACCTGGCAAGTCTCCAAGGTACTCAAGATCACTAAAACTATGCTCCCTTAACATTGCTTGGAGACGATAGTGTGTCAATTCAGATTTAGTTGGCATGATCAAATAGGAAGTTTTGCTTTGCTAGTTCTTTTCATAAAATTAAGTTCTTGTGCATCACACTTAATTTTTTCTTTCAATGGTTTTGATATGAGTTTAGGAACGTTCTCAACATCAACACCATTCTTATCACAAAAATGAACGATAGCATCAATATAATTCATGTTAGCGTTATTTAAAACAAGACTTTCTATTTCTTGTGCAAACTTAGTAGGGCAAAAGAATTTGCTCTCCATCACTTTTTCTAATTCATTCTTCGACATTTTGTGCCTCAGTGTTGTTTGATACAAATTCTTTAATATAACGAACCAGAAGTTTAATATAATCCCCTTTGTTTCTTTTGTCAAACACCTTGACTTCACCTGCTGGTGTTACCATAAGCGTGATCAATTTCTTGACAGGGATGCCTGTTAGTTCATAGTAAGCTGCTGCATAAAAAGTCTCCTGAACGAAATAGTTTTCCAACCATTTCTCAGGTTTGATCTTCTCAGATGTCTTAAAATCTATGACTGCTAACTCACCTTCATACTCTGCTATACAATCAACTCTTCCAGCAAGACCAAGGTACTCAGAGTAAAGGGTTCTTTCTATAGCGTGTATATTATTTATCTTGTCCAGATATGGTGCTGCATGATG